ACATCGAGTCCGCCGTCTGTTCCGACCGCGACAGCCAAGAGCAGGCCAGCACCAACCCCTACCGCACCCGCGGTCTCGGCAGCTGGATCAACGCCTCGGCGCAAACTGACCTCCCGGTTGCTGCGGCCTTCCGCACGCCGTCAGGCAGCATCAACACGACCGCCACCGCTTCCCTCACCGAAAGCGAAGTGCAGGCCGTGTTGCAGTCGATGTACACCGTCACCGGCACGATGAGCAGCATGATGCTCGTCTGCGGTCCTGAGCTGAAGCGCGCCTTCACCAACTTCACCCGCTTCGCTGGTGGTGGTGACAACAAGGCCGGTCTTTCGATCCGCACCTTCACCCAGTCCGCCGAGTCCAAGAAGATCGTGGCTTCCATCGATTCCTTCCACGGCGACTTCGGCGTGCTCGACATCGTTCCTTCGCTGTTTTTGGCCAAGGAACAAGCCTCGGCCGTTCAGTTGGCCCGCGGCTATGTCATGAGCCCTGAGATGATCGAACTACGTTATGGCCGCCGTCCCCGCTTCCAGGAACTGGAAGACATGGGTGGAGGCAAGCGTGCGTTGGTTGACGCCATCGCCGCGCTCGTCTGCATGAACCCCAAAGGCTTGGCCAAGTTCGCCGCGACCTCCTAGTCGTAAACCAGAGAATATAATTCAATGAAAACATACGAACTCCCCGCCGAAACCAAAGCCGCAACCGGCTTCACGCACAAGGTTGTCATCACGCACACTTCGCTCACCGAAGCAACTGATAACACCGCCCAGACACTGACGCTGCTCACCCTTCCGGCTGACAGCATCATCACGAACGCAGCCAGCCACTTGGTCACGTCGTTCCAAAAGACCGGCACCAGCGCCTACAACAGCAACACGGTTGTTGTTGGCGTCTCGGGCACGACCAACCAGCTGATTGCCTCGCAACAGATCAACACCAACGGCACCCCGGTGACCGCGCGCATCTTCAACAGCACTGCGCCGATTGCCTACACAGCGTCTACGCCCATCATCGCCACTGTGGCTTCGATGGCTTCGTACGACCTGGCCGAGCTGGATGCTGGAGAAGTTCACATCTTCTTGAGCGTTGTCGATCTGAACAAGGTCTAGTCCGTCTGTCTTAACACTCTGTCGTCCGCTGCAAGGCGGACGGCAGCAGTTAGGATGGCTGAAACACTTTGGAGCGATCTCGTCGCCGACCTCGGCGATGAGATGCAGCACCTCGTCAAAGAGGAATTGCTGCGCGGTTGGCACGCGGACGCTGTTCTAGCGGCCACGCGCCAGCAACGCATTGCCCAGGCTAACGCCCGCTTGGAGAACTGCGCCATCGAAGGCATCGGCGTCCGCGAGATGAGCATCGATGCCGACAGCTACTGGGCTTGGCACGGCACAAATCCCGGCTGCTGGCAGGACAAGGGCTTCCGCGATTGGTTCAAGAAAAAGAACCCCGAGACGGTCGTCAAATACACCCCCCGCAACACCACCATCCTCGTCTCTTGAAATGCCAATACCGCAATCAGTCTACGGCTATGCGGTGCGCAATCCCTACAAGAGCGAAGACACTTGGTTTGCCATGAACACCAACGTCACCGGCATGGCAGCAGAGGACGGCCGCATTGTTCTTAATCCCTACAGCGGACTTTCAGACGAAAACAAAGCCGCTGTCGCCAAAAACGAAGCCATTCGACTGTTCATGCGCGAAAACAAGGTCGATCCGCAGTTCAAGGTGACGCCACAGCAGGCAAAAGCATTTCAAGGAACCGCCTACGCCACCAACGAGCCCGCCATGCGCCAGACACTTGTTTCCCGCATCCTCACCGGCGATCCGTCTGCCGGCAGCGTTACCGAAGAGCAGCGAAAAGTCTCCCAAGACATCATGCAGCAGCTAAGCAAAAAAAGGGCAGCCAAGTGAAACCCATCGACCGCGACAAGATCGTTGAAATCCTCGGTGAGGTTGAGCAGGCCGACAGTGACGCCAGCACCTACATCCAGCGCAAGCTGCGCAACTGGAACACCCGCTACTGCATCTGGCCCGGACAAAACGAGGACGGCCGCAAGCGCAAGGGCAGCCTCGGCGCCCAGCCATTTCCTTGGGATGGTTCAAGCGACTGCAAAATTTTCCTCAGCGACAATATCTGCCGGGACCATGTTGCCATGTTGACCTCCGCGTTCTTCAAGGCGCGCGTCCAGGTCCAGCCGGTCGAGTCTATGGACATCGACAAGCGCACCGCCGCGGAGGCCGTGCTCAAGTGGCTCCTCTTTCAGCATTGTCTGTCTGACCTCCAGCGTGAGGTCCGCTTGGCTGCCGAATTTAGAGAAACCTACGGCCTCGCCGTCATGGCCATCGACTGGCAGACCACCACACGCACCGAGGTCAAGACCTTCACCATCGATGACGCCATGGGCATGCTCGAGGCCGCTGCGCAGCAAGATCCTGAGCAAGCCGCCAACCTCCAGGCACTCATCGAGGTAGTCCTTGACCCCGAGCAAGAAGAACTCGCCGCCCAGCTCCTCGGCGAGATTGTGCCGGAACTCGGCAAGCCGGCCAAGGTGCGCGAGCTGCGCGAGAAGGGTGTCGTCGAATGGGACAGCCCCTACATCTTTGAAAACAAGCCGGTCTGGACCGCCTTGGAAGCCTTTGAGGACATCATCTTCCCAATCCAGTCCTTCAGCCTGCAGCGCGCCGCCTTCGTGGCCCGCCGGGAACTCCTCACCGAGGTCGAACTCCGCGAGCGCGGGATGATCGAGGGCTGGGACGAGGACTGGGTTGAGCGCACCAGCAAGCACAAGGGCGAGATGCGGCGCATCACGGCCAACCTCCACCGCACCGACCAGTATCTTTACGAGCAGCTGCGCGACATGATTGAAGTCTGGCACGTCTACCGCAAGGAGATCGACGAGAAGACCGGCGCCGTCCGCGTGACGCGCAGCATCATGTCGTTTCATGTGCCGGACAAGGTCGCCGTGCATGAGATCATGCCATATGCGCACGGCTTATATCCTTTCGTTGAATTAGCCCGCGAGCGTACCACGCGCCCGCTCCTTGAGTCCCGCGGCATCCCAGAGATCTGCATGACCGCGCAGAACGAGATCAAGGTGCAGCGCGACTTCCGCGTGGACGCCGCAAGTCTTAGCGTGCTGCCTCCCGTGCGCGTGCCAGCCAACCGCGGCAAGTTTGACCTCGTCCTCGGCCCCGGCGTGCAGATCCCTGAGCGCCGCCAAGGCGAGGTCAGCTTCATGGAGCCGCCCCGGGTCAGCCAGGGCTCCATCGAAGTCGAGGCCGCCACCCGCTTGGACGTGGACAATTACTTCGGGCGCATGTCCCAAGGCGTGCCGCCCCAGCTCGCCATGCTGCACACCCAGGAGCTGATCGACACCTGGCTTCTCGACATGAAGCTCTGCGTTGTCCAGACCATGGCCCTCGCGCAGCAGTATATGTCGCCCGAGGAGGTCGCCCGGGTGACCGGCAACCAGCTGCCCTTCAACGCCAGCCCGCAGGACATCCGCGGCAGGTTTGATATCACGGCAGAATTCGATGCTCGCATGCTCGACGCCGAGGCACTTGGCGCAAAGCTGGATTACTTGGCCAAGATCCTCGTCCCAATGGACTCATTCGGTGTCATAGATCGCGTTGGCCTCATAAAATATATGTTTCAGGCGGTGGACCCGAATATGGCAGCGATGCTAGTTCAAGATATAGGCGCTGCCACCCAGCAAGAGATCGAAGACGAACAAGGCGCCTTTGCCAAAATCGCCGCTGGCACTGAGCCGCCCATGAAGGAAGGCGGACAGAACGCGCAAGTCCGCCTCCAGACCCTCCAGCAAATCATCCAGTCCAACCCGGCGGTTGGCCAGCGCTACCAGCAGGACGAAATCTTCCGCAGCATGCTTGACGCCCGCATGCAGGCATTTCAATTCCAGCTCCAGCAAGGCCAAAACGCCGTCATCGGCCGCGTCGGCGCCCAGCCCGCGCTCCAGAAGATGGCGCAGGACCAACAACTAGGAGGACCGCAGGCAGCGGCGGCGTAATCTATGGCATTTTCCCCCAACGTAGCCGTTCGCAATGTCGCCGGATTAAACATCCCGCAACACGATTACATTGCCTTCACCTACCACGGCGCAACGAACAACGCCGCGACCGTGACCTACCGCGAGGGCGGCGCCAGCGGCACCATCGTTGCCACTGTGACCTTCACCTACACCACGCAGCCCCCGACTGTAGACAACACGCCACTGGCCACCGTAACCCGCAGCTAATGACCTACAACGCTCTAACCGGAGGCTTTGCTCCTAGCGCACCCTCGGCCTCCGCGCCGCTGGCCCGCGAAGTAGGCACCTATGCTGACCTCCCGCTCGACGGCTCGGCGCCTGTTGGCTCGGCTTGGCGCGTCTTGGCTGGCTCCGGCATCCCGCTTTACAACCGGCACTCCCCCGGCGTCTACGTCCGGTCATCCGCAGGCAATGTCAGCCGCGACAGCGACTACACCTTCGCCGGCAAGGCCGCGCAGATCATCGTCATCAAGGAGGCGGCATGAAGACTGCGACTGTCTCCAGCATCATTACAAACGCCGCCAGCCGCGCCGGGTTGGATGGGAGCAGTATCGAAAATTTGCCGACAACCACCAAGACCATCATGGCGGACAACCTCGGCATGCACCTCCGCGATGCCTGGGAGTTCTACGATTGGCCCGACCTCACGCGCACCGAAGAACGCACCACCCAGACCGGCGTGGACGAGGACATTTACTTGGACTTAGCGCAAGCCGGCGAGACAGAGATCGGGGATGTGTTTGCCGTCTACCAAGACAATCCCCACACGCACGCCGCGCCGAGAGAAATCGCATTCAGCTTAGACTTGGACAAGATCCGCCTGCCGAGCGACTGCCCTGACACCATCTACGTCCGCTTCCGGCTGCCCTCTACGGAGATTTCCACCGTCCTCGCCACGGCCCTCGCGCAGACCGTCCCGCAGATCCTCGCTGACTACCTCAAGTTCTCTTTGACCGGCGACCTCCTGACCGAAGACGGCCAGCTCGACAAAGCGCAGGTCATGTATGGCCGCGCCGAGCTAAGCCTCGTCAAGGAGACCGAGAAATTCACCTTCCAGCAAAAGCAGGTCCGCAGGTGGACTGCGCAGACTTCACCTTACTAACCCTCAACTACAGACATTATGGGATTCCCAAACGTAAAAACCAAACCATCCACCGGCAACGTCGTTGACCACAGCAGCAGCACGGCCGTCACCACGGCGGCCGCCGGCACGCAGTCCGTCATGCCCGCCAACGCCAGCCGGACATACTTCGTGTTTCAAAACATATCCGACACGCTCATGCGCATCGACTTTGGGCAAACAGCAACGGAAGACGAAGGCATCCAGGTGCAGCCCGGCGGCAGCGTTACCTTTAACGCAGCGTGGGTTCCTTCTCAACAGGTTTTCGTTCGTTGCAGCTCCACGACCAAAAAGTTCGTAGCCAAAGAGGGAATCTAAATGAAGCGCCTGCTCTTTATCCTCCTGCTGGCCGCTGGCGCTGCCTACGGCCAGATCAACAACCCGCCGACCTCGGTGAACATCGTGGACTCCACGGCTACGGGGCGTGCGGTTCTTACGGCGACCAATGCGGCGGCTGCTGCCACGGCCATCGGCCTTGGCGCAAGCAACAATGTTGTTTTTAACAGTCTTCAACTTGACGGCGTTGGATTGGAGAATGACGAAAGCGGTTTTTTTAGCCTGTTGATCAACACCAATTTTAGCGGCATCAAATTTGTCAACGGCTCAACGCCGATGTTCACGGTAACCGCGACTTCGGCCACCTTCGCCACCAACGTCACAGTCGCAGGCTCCCTCACAGTCGGCTCCCTAGCCACCACCACGCCTTCAACATGGGCGCTCGACGCAGTCCAGACCAACTCAAGCGGGTTTACCTCATATAGTTTGACCTTGCCAGACAACGGCAACGTGATCCGCGTCACAAACGCCTTTCCTATTCGCAACATCGCCAATGGCCGTCTTGGCGCGTTCTATTACTTGGTCAACCAAAGTGGCAACAACTTCGCCATTGAAAACACGAACGGCATCACGGTGCAGGGTGGTCGCAGTCTTACGCTCGCGCCGAACGAGGTTGCCACCCTCGTAGCCACCGGACCCACAACCGTTTCCGTTGCGGCACGCGGGGATCTGACGGATGTCGCCTTGGGCGGCACGGCGAATACTGCTCCTTCGCAGACGGCGAGCAGTGGGTCGAGCTTGATGACGCGGGATTTGGTCGATTTTCGGTTGTTCGGCCAGTTGGCGTTGGTTCAGCTAGTGACCCCAAACATGGGAACGGTTTACAATACAAATGGAGCAGGTGGATCGCCTAACGTAAATGGCTTCGACATGACCACCAGCACAAACAGCGCAAGCTCCAGTTTTTATTCGGGAATGTTTGCCGTTAAACAAACACTTGTTGGAACAACCGCAAACACTGTTTGGAATGGTCGAGTTGTCACAGGCTGGACCATGAATCGCTATAATACCAATAACGAAGTCAGAATGCAGCTAGGTCGAGATACTGGCACACAAGCGCACGGACCTCTTACAAATCGCGGCATAGGCATTCGGGTCAACGGTAACAATATGTTTTTTGAAGCGCATGACGGCACAACGCATTTTGAAACTACAAACGCCGTTGCTTTGACGCATGGAGCTGGTGGAACAGACATCTTTTGGGCCGTTGCACAATCTGGTGTTCTCCGTTTTTATCGCGGCGAAAGCACTCTGCTTGCCACCGTGACAAACAATGTGCCAACAACAGTCGTGGGCGAAAACGATGTTTGGTCGATCAGCATCTCTAACACATCAACGGTAAGCTCTGGGTTTCGCGTATATTTCAATCCCGGATTTATCCTGCAACAATGAAACTCCTCCTCTCCAACAACGCCTTGACCCGCTACTCCAAAAGCGGAGCATACGCCACCACCACCGCCGTCCCTCTTGACGGCCCACTGGCACTAACCGCGCAAACGCTTCTGGCATGGCTCCAAGCCCAACTGGTCGAAGGCGAAAGTGTCGGCCAAGTTTTCATTGAACCAGACGGCACACATAGCGACTACGAGACAAGCGTGGACGCCGAAGGCAACGAGTCACAGGTCGCCACCTCGACCCGCGCCAAGCTCTCCGCAGCCGTCACGGCCCACGCAGCCGCCGGATCACGCTCCGTAGTATTCAGCAGCGAAGCCCTGCCCACCGAACTCCGTGACGGCCTGCTCGCCGCATGGGCGCAAATAGAAAGCATTTAAGCCATGACGATCTCGCCAAACAAATGGGAGTTGGATGTTCAAGGCTACTTGAACACTTGCAACATTTCCGCCGCCACACCTCGCCAGCAGATCCGCGACTTTGCCAAGGGGGTCAATGATCTGGGCCTGTGGAACAGCATGGTCTGTTGGCCCCTGCGGAGTTCGCAGAATGCGGGAGTTGGTTTGACGGCATTTTCACTCGGTGGGTTAGGTAGGTTTGATGGGACGCTGGTAGGACCGCCGACTTGGGGAGCCAATGCCTTGGATTTTACAACAAACAACTCGCGCATGGACACCGCCGTAGTAGTCCCTATTGCTCCTGTTGCCCTAATGGTTGTCCGTCAAGCGCAGCAGGCCCAAACAAACAATAGCGGGATATTTTATACGGCGGGAGTTAACGTAAGTGGCAGGCAGTTTTCTGGCGGTAATACAGGTGCGGTTACTGCTCAAAGTTATTTATTATGGCATTCTGCGTGGCCACCCGCCAACCTTGCGATGAACGGCTTATTAAACATTACGGGATCAAGCAGAACGGACAGAGAATATAATGCGTGGAGAATTTTGTCATCATCAACTGCAAGACTTTCTCGCAATTCGACCCAAAGTGGATCTAATCTTACAGTCACGGGTTGGGACACTTCGTCTCCGGCTTTTACAAGATTTGGCTACTATCCAGATGCAGGTGCCGATGACACGCTGTCCTTCATGGCATATTTTACCGCAGCCATAGACAACACTGCTGACGCTGCTTTTTACACACTGTATAAGGAAACCCTCGGCCAAGGACTGGGACTCCCATGAGCTTCCTACACGAACACCTTTCGACAGTCGAACGCGGCGCGCTTGGCACATTGGCCACTGGGGGCAGCGTGGCGGTTTCGTTTTTGTCGCAGTTTGAATTGTATTTGAGGATCGGCGGGCTGGTCTTGGGGCTGGCTATTGGCGTTGTGACTTTATTTTCGGTCTACCACGACCTGCGAAAGAAACAGAGGGATAACAAATAATATGAAAAACTGGAAAACAACTACACTCGGCGCGCTAACCGCCATCATCGCAATCGCCACCGGCGCCAAAGAATTTCTCTCCACCGGCAGCCTCCCCGACATCGGCCTCATCGCCGCTTCGTTGGCCGCCGCTTGGGGACTTGTGATGGCCAAGGACAACAATGCTCGCGGCTAAATTCCTCGCTGCTGGCCTGATCTTTGCGGCCTACCTGCTACTGCCCGGATGCGTGAGCGTGGGCTACGACTTCCTCAAGCAGCAGGCAACGCTGACTTACAACCCGCCCAAACTGGACGGCCTCAAGAAGTAAATGTGGAACTGGATTCTGAGACTATTTGGCAAGCCGTCCGGCGCTACCCCAGCGCCGGCCTTGCCGAGCTCTGCATCCGACTCCATAACGAACTTCGCCGTCGAGCCGCCGCTGACGAGCTTCGACGAGCGCAAGGCTTACACGCCAAACAAGGGGAGCAACGCGATCCGGCCGGAGGCGGTAGTGTTGCACCATTCGGACGGAAGTTACCGGGGCGGCTGCGCGTGGATTGCCAACCCCGCCAGTAAGGTGAGCTACCACGTGCTTATCGCCCGGGACGGCCGCCGCACCGTGTTTGCCAACGACACCGAAAGGTGCTGGCACGCCGGCCGGAGCAGTTGGATGGGCCGCCCGGATCTCAATAGTTGGTCCCTCGGCGTCGCCTGGGAGGGCAACACCTACGACTACCCCTTGGGTGACGATGCCATGGCCAGCGCCATCGAGTGGCTTGTCCCAAGAATGCGCAAGTGGGGCATCGACCTCAACATGGTCGTGACGCATCAGCAGGTTTCCCCTACCCGCAAGACGGACATCTCGCCCGCTGACGCAATACGATTTCGGAGCAAACTGGAAGAAGCACTGAACTAATGCCTATTGACTCTCCAGTGCAACGTGACGGCGACCAAGGTTTCCTTGGCTTCGCGTCGCGCTTGAACCCTCTGACCCTGCCGGCGGGCATGCTGCAGGACTCGGTCAACATGCGCCTGGAGCGCGGCACGGCGCAGACCCGTAAGGGCGCCAAGCGGCTGGCCGATACAATCTCGACAGCAGACGAGCCGCTCACCCTTTCCTTTGACCTCGCCGCCGATAAGGCGATCACCTCGATCACCTTCAGCGGCACCTTGGCCACCGTGACCACAACCGCCGCGCACGGCTACGCCAACGGCAACCAGGTGAACATCCGCGGCGCCGCCGCTCCTAACGCTGCGCTCTATAACGGCGACTTCGTGATTAGTGCGGCCGGCGGGAGCAGCTTTCAGTATACCATGACCGGCACGCCGACGTTAAACGCCACTGGGACGCTGCTGGCCAACAAGGGTCCAATAGTCAAGACGACCTACGGCGGCGGGATCTTCGCCGCCGGCGTCTTCGCCTCCCAAAATTACGAGAACGCCGCCGAGTATATCGTGATGGCCGGGCCGAGCGAAGCCTACCTCTGGCGGAACACCTCGCCGACAGACACGGTGGAGACGGTGGGCTATCCTGCCGATGAGATCATCGAGCCGACCGACAATGTCTCGGTGGTGCAAGCCTTTGACCGGCTCTACGTGCTCCGCGAGGCGGTGCAGACCGGCACGTTTGCCGAAGTGGGGCGCGGAACTGATGTCGAGGCGGGTGCGGCGACCATGACCATTGCCTCGCCGGCCGTGGTCACAAAAACTGCTCACAATTTGGAGAATGGCATGGCCGTGGTCTTCAGCACGACCGGCGCCCTGCCGACCGGCGTGACGGCGGGGACGGTGTATTACGTCATCAACAAGGCGACCGACACGTTGCAGATCAGCACGACCAGCGGCGGGACGGCCGTCAACACCTCCGGCACCCAAAGCGGAACGCACACTCTCACGCCGGTCAGCGCCGTGGTCAGCTCGACCACCGCCACCATTTTCAGCAAGAGCCACGGCTACATTGTGGGCAACCGCATCCGCCTAACCGCCGGATCGTCGACGGCCTTGGACGGACATGAGTTTGATGTCGCCACCAAGACCGACCACACATTTACCATCGCGGTTCCGAGCGGCACGGCCAGCGACCTGACTGCTGGGCTGCGCCTTCGCCGGGTCAAGCCGCCGATCTACTGGACCGGCACGGGCAGCTTCGTCCGAGCGGCGGGCGGTGTGCCGGCCGCAGGCCCGACCTACAAAGGAATGCGGAGCGTCGCGTGGGCGGCCTACATCAGCAACCGCCTCGTCATCCCTGACGGCCGCGACCAAGTCGCCATCTCCGACTACCTCGACGCCGACGTTTACGATCCCTTCTGGCAGAGCTTCCGCGCCGGCGCCGGGGGCAGCGACTACATTGTCGCCGTGCATCCCTGGGTGGAGGGCAGCGCCTTGGTCTTTGCCCGCAAAAGCATCTGGCTGGCTACGCTGGCTCAGTTTCCCAGCACGGACGGCGCCAGCTTTGCTATCGACACGGCGGTCGCCAAGCTGGAGCTGATCACTGACGAGATCGGCTGCTCGGCCCGCAACAGTATCGCCACGGCCGGGCGCTACGTCTTCTTCCTCTCGGACGCCGGCGTCTATCGCCTCGATACGCAACTTGATCTAAAATTGCGGGGCGACACCAAGCCACTGAGTGATCCGGTCGCCGACCAGTTTGAGCGCATCGACCAGAGCAAGGTGCAGCGGGCCTTTGGGCTGTGGCACAACAACAGGTATACCCTGGCCGTCCCCACGATCGATTCGCCGGATGAGACGAATGATCTGGTCATCACCTACTCGGCCCTCAATGACCAGTGGGAGAGCCGCGACATTTATGGCATCGGCGTGGATGCCTTGGTTGTCGGCACTTACAGCGATGTCCGCCGCGTTTTCAACGTCCGGCGCACCGGCAAGCTCTATCTCCTTGATGAAAAGACCGACGGAACGGACGACGAACCTAGCGGCAGCAATGTTGGTCAGGTCGTCGGCACGATAAGGACACGCCGATACAATATAGGCAACATGCACAGCAAAAGGTTCACCCGCGCCTTGAGCGATGTTGTCTTGCCGAATGCTGGCTCAGTCACAGTCAAAGCTAACCTCATCAACCCAGACGCCGAGATCACCTTGGTGCCAGGGCTTAGCAACGATACCGGCGTTGGCGAGGACTACACGCTCAAGCAGCCCATCCGGCGCAAGGCGCACGCCGCCGAACTCATCTTTCAGACAAACCTCCAACGCCCCGAGATCCGCAATGTCTCCATCGAGGCGGCACTTGAGGGGCTTCCGCAAACCGACACCCGCAACGCAGCTTAATCACTATGGCAACCATCACCGTCACCAAGGGCTACAACGACCCGTCAGGCTTCGCCTCCGGCGAGGTCATCACCCCGGCCAAACTTAACAGCGCGCAGTCGCCGACTGTGGCCTTGACCGCTGAGACCATTGTCAACGCCGACGTGTCGCCTAGCGCAGCAATTGCGCTGTCCAAGATCGCAACCGGTGCCCTGCCCGCGGCGATCACAGTGACCACGGCCAACGTAATCGACGCCTCAATTACCGCCGCAAAGCTCAACGGCGCCCAGGCCGGCTCGGCGCCGATCTTCGGCTGCCGCGCTTGGGTCAACTTCGACGGCGTGATGACCAACGTGACCGGCAACAGCTACAGCCGCACCACAACCACGGTAACGGTCACCAAGGCAACGCATGGGCTGACCACGGGCAACAGGCTGCTGATTTCCTCAGCGACTGACACAGGGCTGAACACGGCGGCCAACACGGCGAGCGCGGAGATCACGTTTGTCGATGCCAACACCTTTACCTTCCAAACGGCATCAACCGGCACCGCAACCGGAACGCTGACCTATGCCCGTGGCATCCGCGGAGCGGGCAACGTGGCCAGCGTAACGCGCAATAGCACCGGAAACTACACCGTCGCCTTTGCCACGGCGCTGCCTTCTGCCAACTATTCTGCAGTAGCCTCGTCTGGCGGCCTTGATGAGGCGACCGGCGCGGAATCAACCGCGACAACCAACCGGACCACGGCGTCATTTATTGTCTCCACCGCCAACGCGGGCGTAGGTGTAACAAACCGCGCAGAGGTCTCCGTTGTCGTCTTTGGCTAACATGACCCCATGGGAAAAAGCAGCACAATGGCAACAGGATCACTGCCCGGACGAGCGACTCATCGAGGCTATCGCGGACTGCGTGGCCAACGGATTAGTCTACTCGTGCAGCGACCTGTTCCTGCTGGCCTGGGAGGCGCACTGGAATGAAGACGAAGGGCGCATCACGGCCGGAGACCCCAATGCGTGGGTCTGCAAGCTGGCTGCCGGCCACGATGTCATTCGGGCAGGCATGCGCGTTGCTCCGCACGCCCACAAGTATTTGGTCTGGCAGCGCAACAACGACAGCCGCTGGCGGGCACATCGCTGGGACAAACTGAGCAAACGATTTAACAATTAGGAGGACAACATTATGGGAATGGGAGGATCATCACCAACAGCACCAACACTCGACCTAGAGCAATCTGCAAGTCTGCTGCGGCAACAGCTCGCCATCCAGCGGGAGCAGCTGCCAGCCATGTCAGTTGCGGCTGGCAACGCATCGCGGCAGGAGAGTCGCAGGAATATTGACTTCGGCCTCCGACTGCTCGGCGACCAGCGGCTCCGCAGCAGCTACGAAGCAGCTTTGCCCGATGAGATGCGCCGGCGCACCGGCCTCCTTGGTCAGCTTGACGCTGCCCAGTCATCCGCACCGGAGTACACGCGGTTCCAAGAGCAGCTTCAAGGTGCAGTCGGCGAGCGGGCTGGCATGCTTTCCGCCCAAGACACCCGGGACGCTACGCAGCAGGCAAGGTCAGCGATGGCCGCCCGCGGCATGGCGACAGGCAACGCCGGCATCGGCGCCGAGTTGCTTAACCGTGATCGTTTCGTCCAGCAGCGCAGGGCTCAAGACCTTGGCTACCTCGGGCAGTCCGCCCAGCTCGCCGAGCAGGAGCGCATGCGGAAGATGGGGCTCGGCCAAGACGCTTACAACTTCAGCATGTCCACCAACCCCGCGCTCATGGCGATGGGCATTGGTTCTCCGTTTGCCAACCTAACGCCGCAATCAATGCAGATGGTTGCGGGCGCGCAGGGGCTAAGCCCGATGTATTCTGGCGGTCAGTTTAGCGGCCAAGGGATGAACATGATGGGCGCTGGCATGGGTGCGCTTAGCGGGGCGGCCATGGGGGCACTCGCAGGCGCTCCGGCCGGTGGCATAGGAGCAGTACCTGGCGCGTTGCTCGGCGGCCTTGCCGGCGGCGCTGGCGGCTCATTTTCCTAAACAATTAACCAACAAAACCAAGGAGTACCATTATGACACCAGCACAATTCTGGGCAATCGAACAGGGCAACCAGCAGAACCAGCGTGAGAACATGCAGCAGATGACGAGCAACGTCTTTTCGTCGCTTACTGATCTTGCTGGCCACTACGCCCAAAAGGAAGGCATGAAGCGAGCGGGGAAGGCTTACAAGCAAACGCTTCCGGTTTTCGCGTCGGCACTCGGCATAGGCGACGACCAGCTAAAACAAATGTCCGGCATGGACGACATGGACCTGTATTACGCAATGGAAAGCATGCGTCCGATACTGCCATCGATGATCAACGCGCAGCTTGGACAGCAGCGTATCGGCGTGCAGCAGGCTGGGCAGGCTCAGGCGGCTCGGATGCCGGGCGTGCGCAACCAAGCGGCAGCGCAAGCACAGGTCGCCGCCGGCCAAGGCCGGATGACTACGCTTCCTTCCAATATCAACGCCGACGCCATTCCCTGACATGCCCCCACGCAACAACCAACTACCCCCGCCGGTTGAGCCGGACCTCCCAGCCTTGGAGCCCGGTGAGGAGGCCGTGCCGCTTGATGCCATGGACGAAATGAATGGCATGAGCGGGATGGATTACGGAACGCCGGACGATGTCTACAGCGATGTCGCTGCCGAGCCACTACCGGAGACCGGCGTGGGCTTTGACTTCAGTGCGCTCAAGGTGCAGACCCGCGAGGACTTCGCTGCGCTGCCGTTTGAGCAGCAGGAGCTTCTCAAGGCGATGAAGCGCGGCGTGCAGTTCACCCCGGAGGGCGCGGCGCAGTTTGTGATTAAGCAACAGGAGGCCCGCATACAGCAGGACCAGAAGATGGCCATGATGCAGGCAGATCCAGCGCGGCAGGAGCAGACGCGCAAGCTGAGGACGGAAGCAGACATCATTGAGGAAAACCGAGCGCGCGCGATGCAGAAGACCCTCGACACGGCGTCCTACATGGATGACTTGCTGGAAAAGACCAAAACACACCCCGGGCGGCAATACGCCACGGGCAAAAGCAGCATCCTGCCAAAGGTTCCCGGCACGGCGCCAGCGGACTTCCAAGTGCTGCTCGACCAGATCGGCGGGCAGCAATTCTTGCAGGCTTTTGAAACACTCAAGGGCGGCGGGCAGATTACCGAGGTGGAGGGCCGCAAGGCGACTGACGCCATGGCCAGGATGAACCCGCGGCAGAGCGAGGAGTCCTTTTTGCAGGGCGTCAGCGAGTTTCAAAATATCGTGCGTTCTGCCAAGGAGCGCGCCAGCACCAAGATCAAACCCCAAGATTCCCCATCAACGCCGGCCGCCCAAAGCGCGGCCCCGCGTCAGCGCAAAACAGTAGCAGGAACAACCTACGAAAAAGGAGCTGACGCAAGATGGTACCAGGTTCGATAGGACTGACTGACGAAGAGCTGGCCGCATTGGAAGCGCAGCAGGGACAGCCGGAGATCACCACCGGGCTGGTGGACCGCCTTGCCGCATCCCCTGCCCCGGCTCAGGGCTTCACTGACCGGCAGCTTGATGCGCTGCCAACGCTGGCCTCCACGCCGTTTGCCCGCGAGCGTGGCATTGCCCTACCGCCCGAAGCTCCCGCGGAGCCGGAACCGATGACGGACTACGAGCTAAACCAGCTCGAGGAGGAAAACTACCGCCGCGTGGACTACATCATGCCGCAGGAAGAATTCCGGCAGTACTGGACACGGCGGACGGAGGAGAACAACGAGGTCGGCCGTTTTATCGAAGGTGTGGGACAAGGCGCCGCGGGCATGCTCGCCATAATCCCCGAGGCCGGTCGCGAGATCCGCAACGGCATGGTCGGCATGGTCACCGATCCGGTCAACCAAGTGCAGCGCAACGTGCAGACCGGCGCAGAAACTATCCGCAAGGCCGGCATCAACATGGTGCAGCTTTTCGATTGGGTGGGCAACAAGGTCGATGACGCCACGACTTGGGCGAAGCGGCGCGGGCTGAAGCACCAGGCATTGGCCAAGCGCCTTGAGCAGGAGGGCAAGCTGACCGGCGATGAGTTGCAGGACGCCAACATCATTGCCGCGGCGGCCAGCGAGGCGGACGCCATGGAGCCGACGCCGGTGGAAAATGAGGAGGACTTCGACAAGGCTTATGATCGCTACCAGCGGGAGAAGTCGTTGGAGCAGGAGTTTGCAGGAGTGACAGATTTTCAAGTAGGTGCCAGCAGGATGGCCGCGCCAGCGACCAGCAAGGAGGCTTACCAGATCACCAACGAGCAACCCGCGGAGACGCTGTCGATGATCGGCTCAATGGCCCTCGACCCGGTCAACTTGGTGCCCTTGGGCGCGGGCGCGCTGAGCAAGCTGCGTGTGCTACGGCGGACGGCGACCCTAGCCGGCGCTCCGCTCCGGGGCGTGCAGCGTGCGGCGGATGCCACGGCAGACCTCGCCGAGCGGATGGAGTTTGGTATCAGCAGCCGCGTGCAGGACATTACCGGACTGACGGCCAAGCAGCAGGCGGCACTAGGCGCCGGTGCGGCCGGTGCGGCGGTCTATGCAGACGCAGCGGGCGGCGGGGGCAACGTGACCGCCGCGGTGACGGCCCTGGGCAGCGTGCTGCCGGGGCTGCGCTACGGCGGCGCGATTATCCGCAAGACCGGAGCGGCGGCCGGCGGTGCGGCGACCATCATTCGCGAGGCGGGCGTAGGCGGCATCGGCACGGCCCGGGCAGAAGCGGCGGCTGACTTGGCGCGCATGACGGCGATCCCTGAGCGCTACCGCAAATACTTTACAGGCTACGTTGACGGCACCGATAGCACACTCAAGCGGGTGGCGCAGGACGCTGGCAACCCCGAGGCACTGCGCCGTGTGGCTCGCTTTGCCGACCGTGCTGGCGTGACCACAGCGGCGCGCCTAGCTGATGACGTGACCAGCGGGGCAGTGGCGGCCGGGATTACCGGAGCCCCCTTTGCGGCCCTGCAGCCGGATGCCGAGCGCGCCGGTGAGGTCTTCGGCGGCATCATGGCCCTCGGCGGTGTCGGAGGACTGGTCGGCGGTGCCATAGGTCGCCGGAGCACGGCACCGGACGCAGACGTGGCTCGGATGATGGCCGATGTCTATGCCGTGGGCGGCAATGTGGACGCGCTGTCGGTGCTGCCGCATGCCTCACTGGACCGCATGGCGGCCATGCAGGGCGTGCTGGCAGGCAAGGTGGACTTTGTTCCTCTCAAGGCGGACGAATACCGGATGAACAAGGATGTCTCGGCGACCGGCGGTGAGTTGGCCGCGGGACTGTTCCTCGAGAAGGACGCCAACGGACGCGCCAGGGTCTTCATCAATCTAGACGCACGCAAGTCAGCCGGCGGTGTGGGGGCCATCGTGCCGCATGAGATTGGGCACGCCATCCTGACCAGCAACATTTTGGACGGTCAGCCGCGCAACGATCTGCGCAACTTGGTCAACCAGCAGTATGGGGCAGACGGCGTGCAGGCCCGCGGCCGCGAGTATGTCGGCCGCTTGGTCGATGGAGACATTCAAAACGGAACAACCGGGGAACTGCCCCAAGTGCTCACTGAGCAGGAGTTCCGCGACCTTGAGAGCGGCAACAAGTCGCCGTCAGACATTGCCAAGGGCCGCAAGCTGGAGCCGAGCGAGCGCGAAAGGCTGATCAACGAACGCTACGAGGAACTGTCGCAGCGCAGCATTGAGCGCGGCGAGGACGCCCTGGACTGGGCGCGCGACGAGGTGATCGCCGAGACGTTTGCCAGCGAGGCTCCGGCCATTGACTTCCGCGGCATCCGCCGTGACGGGGCGTTTCCACGCTTGGCCGAGTCAATGCTGGCCGCCGGCGGGCGCGTGCTGGAGGTGATGGGTGTGCGGCTGGACGGCGGCACCGGCAAGATGCTGGACAATCCGTCTGTTCTCTTCCGCGACAACCCGCTCTTCCAAGACCGCATCATGCAGAAGCGGGTGAAGGAGTATGTGCGCGCCTACGATCAGTACTTGGTCGGCCTCGAGGAGGCCGGCAGCGCAACACCCCGCGGCGTAGAGCTGGCGCGGAGCAGCCGCCCGGAGGACATGGCGCGCAGTACGCACGTCAAGCTGCGGGACGAAGGCCGCGGCGTGTTGGAGAATGACTTTCTGTTTCAAAAGCCGGACGGCACCTACGCCTACAAGCCGCAGCCGATCATCAATGCCGCTGAGGCCAACCGCGCAGCGCAGATCAAGACGCTGTACGACGCCAAGAAGTTTGTGCCGGTCAACTCAACCGAGTTTGGCAAGCGCAAGGTCAACGGACGCGAGGTGATCGGCGGGCCGGTGCTGCCGCCGCAGTTTGACCTCTTCACGCAGTTCCCACAGCACGTCCGCCAGTTTGCCCGGGGCATGGAGGCCAGCCGGGCCGAGGGCGGAAGCTGGAATATCGACTACAACGCCATCGGCACCGGATCGAGCGGACGATACCGCATCACCAACATGGGTGCCGTGCGCGCCATCCAGCGCGAGACCGTGCCGTTCGGCTGGCAGGTGACTAAGCAAAACCACCTGCTGGCCGCCTCGCTTGACCTCAACGCCTTCCGCGCGTCCTCCATGAGGGCGATTAACAAGGGCGAGTTGGGCATCTTTAACAACGACATGAAGCAGGTGGAGGCCGACCTCAAGACCTACCTGGCCAACCATCGCAACGGGCGCCCGGGCGAAATGACCATAGGACAGCAGAAGCGCGACACCCTCAACGGACTCATCGGCACCGGAACGGCCGTGCAGCGCGCTGCCAACCCGCTATACGCTGAGCTAAATCCCCGGGGCAGCATCCGCACTTGGCGCATCGACCGGCTCAACGATGCCCAGCCGAGCGGACGCACCGGCTACTTCTTCGACTACGACAAGATCAACAACAACCGCATGCCCCAGCAGATCCCGCGGGGGGCTCAGGGGATGCCGGATGTGGGCTACAGTGAGCGCGCAGACATCCCGCTTAACGAGCGAGCCAGGCGCGCCGCGTTCGTCGGCTCAGACGGCCGTGTGGTCAGCACCAACAAGCGTACGCACTTTGAGACCAACGAGGATCTCGGGCCGGACTTCTTGGCCATCGGTGCCGGCAGCATTAGCGAGGACGGTTTCTTCCGCTTTGGTTCGGACACCATGGACAATCCCATGGGCGAGACGCCGAGTGAATCGCGGGCCGCGGCGGCGCGCCACAACCGCGAGGTGTACGATAGCGGGCGCCGGCCGTCTGAGCTGTTGGAAGATCCCCCGGGGCTTGAGCGTGGCGGGGCGCAGCGTGGGCAGGCGATGCCGGATGCTGCCGGCCAGCAAACCATGGTC